TTCTTTCTCTACTCTAGTTTCAAAATCCCCACATCTTGCACCATACTCATTAAGATATTCGTTTCTTGCGTGTGCTGGTTTCACAAATAATGCTAATAGCACCATCAAAACAATCAATAATCCTGTAAAGTAATAGTTCATCTTGGCAATCTCCATTATTCATAAATCCTTATCTGTTTAAATCCTTAATATCATAGCTGTGTTCTCTAACTTGATCAGCTAATTGTCTATATAAATTTTCTGCCATCTGCCAAGTTGATTCAGCAGAGGTTAATCTTGTATTCATATCTGTTAATTCTTTTTGTGCTATTTTTAATTCGCTTTCTAATTTTATAATAGTGACTTTACTTTCATTAATAGTTGTTGTTAAATTTAAAACATACTTAACAGAAGTAAATCCCCCAACCACTATTGAAGCGACTACTGGTATAAATATAAAATTTTTTTTTAAAAGGTCTGCAAAGTTCATTATAATGCCTCACTACAAGCAAAAGATATTCCATATTTACTTACTCTATCTGTATTCCAACTTGTAAAATTTGTATCTAATCTCATAATTGTTGTTGTGTTTGTATAAGTAACAACATCATCATTGTTAATTGTTTCTACTCCTGATCTTAATGATGGTTCAATACGAACATTAGCTTCCCCTGAACCATTAGCACTTACATCTTCAATAACCATATATAAGTAAGAATTTATTTGTATATAATCTCCAGCTTTAAAAACATTTGCACGACTTGCTGTAAAACCATCTAAAGCAACTTGATTACCTGTTTGACTAGCACCATTAACTCTGACTGTTCCTGTTGCTGTACCTTGTATAGTTTTTCTATCTTGATCTCCTATTTTAAATGTTCCTCTTACACCTCTTAAAGATAATAAAAAAGCTAACCAAACAGAAGCATTTACTTTTAACATTGGAGGTAAACTAAAAGTTGCTTTCCATTGTTGTCCATCATGTTCATAAACTTGTTGTTGAGCAGTAAAAGGCGACTGTGTAATAGATACAGTTTTTCTTAAACCCCAATTTTGTGTTGTAATTCCTGTTGCTGTAGGAAGTGTTAATGGATAACTTGGTGTATATACTGCCATGATTATGCTCCGAATGCTTTACTAAATTTACCACCTCTTTGCTTTGCGTCTGCAACAGCTGATAATGTTGATTGTTGAATTGATGGTAACATATTCATAACTTCTGCTCTTACAGTATTAGTTATACCAACAGCAAAGTTTAAATTTTGAGTTATATTAACTCCACCACCTCCACCCATAGAAGATTTAGTGTCTGCATTATTAATAATTTTACCTGCCGCATTAGGTACAAATAACTCTGGACCTCTTTCTCCTACAATTCTAGGGGAATTATTTTGTGTACTACCACCACCTGCTTGTGGTTTCTTATTACCAAAAATACTACCAATTATGTTACCAAGAAAATCATTACTTCCACCTTTTTTTATTCTTTCTTCTATTTTTCTTTGTATTTCATCAAGTACCATAATTTTGAAAATCATTTTTTGAATTTCAACAATCATTTCTCTTAAAATATCTGTAAAATCTAAAGTAGCTAATTTACCTCTAGCCATAGCATCGTTAATTTTATCTCCTACACTTGCAAATGTTTGACCAACACTACTTGCGGCTTTATCTAATCTTTCTTGTTGTGATATTAAAACTTCGTCTTTTTTAATTCTTTCTTTAACTTGTTCAATTTGTTTGGCGGCTTCATCTCTAGCAACCTTTTGTGCTTTTTCACTCATGCTTCCTATTTTTGCTAGGAGTGCATCTTCAATTTTTCTTATTTCGTTTAATTCTTTTAATTCTTGTTTTGTTTTTCCTAAATCTTCAATTTGTCTATCAAATCTTAATATTCTTTTTTGTTCTGTTTCTTTTGCAAGTTTTTCTAAAGCCGTTAATTCTTTTGATTCAGCATCTTTTTGTGTAGTAACTTTATGAGAATTTTTTTCATTCATCATAATTAATTCATTTAATCTATTTAAGTTTTTTTGTCTTAAATCAAATAAAAATTTTTCTCTTGAAATAGCACCATCAGTCATTTCTGTGATACCTGCAGAATTAGTAGTAGTATTTTTTCTATTTTCCTCTAACTGTTTATCAATTTTTTTTATCTGTGCTTCAAGTTCTTTGTAGGAAGTTAATGTTGATGGATCAATATCAAATGCACCCATTTTTTCTGATAATTTATTTAATGCTTTTGTAAGTAGTTCAACCATTTTTCTACCTACAAATGTTTGTTCAATAAACATTGTAAATTTTTCTTGTAATGTATCTACTGCACCAGATAAACCACTTGCCGCTTTAACACCTGCACCACCAACCTGTTCATTTAATGCTTTTAAAATAATTTCTTGTGCTTTAGCTTTTTGCCCAGTTAATTCAAAAAGTTTTATTTGTTCTTTTTGAGTTTCAGAAAATGAAACACCCACTCTTCTTAAAGCACCTAGTCCAACGATTGGTTCTTCTAATGCTTTACCTAATTGTGTAGCACCTGTTTTTAAATCTCCAAAACCAACTTCTGCTAAATCCTGTGTTAATCTTAATGCGTCTTTAAAAACATCTCCTTGTACAGATTTAAAGGTAAGTAAGATACCTGCCGCATCTCTAACTTTTTGTGTACTTGCTAATGTTGCAAGACCTATTTCTGCACTTAAACTTTGTATTTCTTCTAAAGATAAACCTGCTGAATTTCCTGTAGCTTTTAAAATGGCTTCTAATTTTAAAAATTGTTGTTGTGCATTTCCTGCAACTTTAGTAACAGCTCTTAAACCAAATGTTAATGCCGCAATACCAACTGTAAATATTGCTACTTTTAAACCAACATTTCCTATAATAGTACCTAAAGATGTAATTCTTCCAGCAACTGGTCCTAGTGGTCCTTGTATTGCCGCAATAGATTGTGATGTTCTTCTAAATTGTTCTTGTATTCCACTTTGACCTTTTTTAACTTTTTTATTTACATCTTCGGTTTTCTTTCCAAAATCTTTTATTTTCTTTTTACCATTATCAATTTGGGTATTAAAACCCTTTGTATTGGTTCTAAGTTCTACAAGTATTGTTGCTAAATTTGTTGCCATAATATTTAATCTGGAAATTGCCTCATTAAGTTTTCCATACCTTTTCTATCCAAAGGATCATTAGATTGTTGTTTGCCACCATTCTTTAAATTATAACCATTTAAAGCTGACATAAATTCTGTTACTGTTAAATCCCAAAATATCTTTGGGGAGAATCTTAATACACCAAGACCTATTTCTAGGTATTGCTGGATTGGGTACTTTTCTGCTCGTTCTCCCCTTTCACTAAAGGGGAATCGTCATCTTCTTTTGCGTTATCTGACCCAGTAAATACTGTAGAAACAAGATTTGCACAAATTACTGCTGATTCTGATAAACCTGTTTTCATTATCATATCTCCAACAGATTCTACTGTGAGTTTATTATTTGTAGCTTCAAGACCTTCATGTAATATTGTTAAAACATCTTTAAAAGAAAATTTGTTTTGAGCAATATCAGATGAAATCTCCATTATAGATTTACCTGATCTACTTTCTATGTTTACTATACTTTCAAAGGTAAGTCGGAAAGTTCTTTCTTTATCTCCCAACTTACCTTTAATTTCGCCTTTATACTGATTTGCCATCGGTGTCCTTTTCTGTTGTTTGTTCAGCTTTTTTTAGTTTTTTTAAAGTTTTATTTGCTTTTATTATATCGCTTGTAGCTTTCGCTTCACAAGTAATTTCACATCTATCCTTTAAAACTAAAACTTTTTGAACAATAACTTCATCAACACCTATTGTAACTTGATCATAAGGTTTGATAGGAATATCCTTTCTTGTTTCAACGATTATTACTCCCTTTCTAGTAACCTTGTAAAAAGCGTTATAGGACTCTCCTTGAAATTTTACTTCTACCATTTTAAACCCATCTGTATGATCCATGTTTTTAACCTTTGTTATTATTATGCGTTAGTATATGTGATTGTATTATGAGATTCTAAAGAAACTGAATAAGTTTCTTCCCCATTATACTCTCCTGCTCTTTCATAACTTGTTATTAAAAATGCACCAGCTACTTTTGAACCATCTCCAAAAATTAGATCATAATTTTGTATTGCTCCATCAAACGCAAAACCTCTTAAAATGTTTTCTGTTGATGAATCTGTAAATACACCACTTGCTGATATTGACATACTTCTAATACCACCACCCTGCAATAAATCTCTAGCTTTATCATTACCACTTGTAATAAAAGCATTTGAATCTTTTGTAGTTATATCTACCATCTCGCCATTTATTGACATAGATGTACTTCTTAATCCACCAATTGTTGCTGGTGTTCCTGTACTGTTGTCTTTTAATAAGAAAGCTGAACCTTTTTGTGCCGCCATGTTATTTCTCCTTTTACTTTTTTAATTGTTATGAATTAAATACTATTGCGCTAAATCTTTGAAAGCCATGTGTAGTTAATCCATCATTTTCCTTTATAATATCAGAAAACTCAAATCTTAAATTTAAGAAACTTGCTCCTGAAACCGATAAATCCGATTCATGTAAAACATCATAAATTAATGACATTATTTCTTTTGTCTCTTTACTTCCTCTATATCTTGAAAAAGTATCAATGACAAGGGTATAATCGTTACCCTTTTCACTTTTTGTACCATTATCAGTACCACTACCTGTTCCTAATTTAACATAAGGAAAAGATGTACTTTCTGGCACAAAATCGTAAATTTTGTTTCCACCTAATTTTGTAGTTAATGGACTATTACCTACTAAAGCATTATAGACAGTTGTTTGTAAAGCTACACTTAAATCACTCATTATACTATACCCTCTATAACTTTAACTACTCTTAAAAAGGTAGCTTTAAGAATTTTATCTTGGCTCATTTTATAAGCTGGAAACATAAAAGGTCTTGCTCTCATCTTACTTGTGCCAAATTCTAATTCTTTAGAATATCTTGCTCCACTTGCAACTTGTGTTACATCTTGATTAACTTGAATAACTTTTATATTTCTAACTAAATTTCCTGTATCACTAGCTGGAGCTTGTCCTGGAGCAGATGCAGTATGCGTTCTACTTGGATTATATTTTTTATAAGTTCTTCCAGATTTAGCACCCTTTTGAATTAAGTTTATTGCTTCTGTTCTAATTGTTTGTGCGCCACCTTTAATAATATCTTGTAAGTCTGGCAACATAGTAACATTTAGTTTTTTAAATGATGCTAAAACTTTATTTATGTTTGTAACTTTAATTTCTGTTTTCATTATGTGCCAACATTTTCTATTGCTTTAATAGTTAAATAATTATCTAACTCATTAAAATTATTTATTTGAATAATATCAAATGTTCTAGTACCAAATGAAATTCTCATACCTGTTGTTATTGCACCTTTGCTTCCATTATATCTAATTAAAAATTCAAATGTATGAGGATTTTCTACTTGTTCCCCAGTAACATCTCCAAATTTTTGTGATCCTCCTTTTGGAGTTATTTTAGCAAATGCACTAACATAAGTTGATCTAGCTGTAGTATAACCACCCATATTATCGGTACTTATATCTGTATTTTGTATTGTAATTTTATTTCTTAAAGAACCAACTCTTGAAACACTAGGCATGTTATCCTCCTAAAATGTTGTTTAATCTTTGTACTTTGTATTGTTGTAATAATGTTCCTGCAGTATTTGGTATTGTGTTTACTGACATACTTGTAACTAAATCTCTATTTTCATATAAATGTAAAGCTAACATTTTTATTGCATTAGTTATATTTCTTGGAACACTTGCGGCTGTATCACTATTACTTGTACCATAACCTGCTTTGTATTGTATTTCATATGCGTTAGCATCTCTTAATTCTGAAACAGTAGGCCATGATTTTCCGCTTCTTAAAACAACTCTACCTTGTTCACTTGTTGTATCAACATAATAGTTATCAGCAGAAAATGTTGTAGCTGTATTATCATCAGCATAATATTTTACATGATCTACACTAATTAAATTTGGTTTTGGTAATACAATAAAATTAGAATTATATTCTAAATCTACTCCAGTATAAATACCCTCTTGTAAAGGTATATCATTATAAAAAGGTAGTTTATCTAAAAACAATTGTAAAATTTGATATGTAATTGCTCTGTTAGTAAATTGCTCTGCTAAATCTTGTGCTACAAATATTAAAGATTCAATGAGTGAGTTTTCTGTACTATCAGAACTATCAATCCTTGCAAATGCTTTGAAGTCAGCAATACTAACAACATTTGTTATCCAAGCTGTGTTTATTTTTAATCCACTCATTGTTTAATCCTTATTATTTTTTACCAAATATTTTTTTAACAATACCTTTGCTTTTCTTTTCCATTTTTGTAACAACTTTTTTTGTTGTTTCCATAACAGATTTTTCTGCATTACCATCATTTAAAAGTAAAGTTGCGATATTCATTTTATCAGTCATATCATAAACTTCTCCACTTTTATAAATCATAGATACAGAACCTTCTTTATTTGCAGAAGCTTCTATTGTTGCTTTCATTTTTATTTTCATAGTTTCCTCCTTTAAAAATTTTGTAAGAGTAGGGGAAGTTCTACTCTCGCTTTCCTCCCCCTACAATAGTAATTCCCAATGTTGTATAACAGGGAATTAATTTTATTATTGATTAGCTTGTGAGCTAGTAGGACCTGAAATAGGTCTTCCTTTAACACCAGTTACACCAAAAATAGTTCCTGTTCCATGAGTACCACTAAAGTTTAAAACTACTCTAGAGTATCTTTTGCCACCTGTATAACCAATAGCATAGACTGCATTACAGTCGCCATCAGCATCAATAGTTTGCCATAGACCATTTGTTCCTACTGTTCCACCAACAACATGATTGTTGTCAGTTACATCAGTAAATGTTGAATTGTCGTCAGATTCTTCTAGTTCAATCTCAACTTTATTAGTTGTACTAAAAGTTATTCCATTCGCACCAACATTTACAACATGAGTAACACTAGAGAACCCTTGTGAATCAACTCCAGTACAATCTGTATCTGCAGCTTTCACGATAGCATTTAACGATTCATCAATCGCTATGCCACTTTTTCCATCATATATTGCCATGATATTTTATCTCCTGTTATTATTAAGTTGTTATTGTTGTAAGAGCTTCTGGTAGAACAACTTGTCCACCCACTCTTCTTCTTGCGATGTATCTAACATTACCAGACGATGCTTGTGTAAAAGGATCTCTCATGATTGATAGATTAACTCTATCAACAATCATATAACCTCTTTTAAAGTCACCAAACATAACTGGTTTTAGACCTCCACCAACATTAGGCATGTCAGTAGCTTCAACAATAGAGTGTCCTAAAATATTAGAACCAATACCCATACCATAAATTCCTGGCTGGAATATGTATTGTCCTCCACCATCTTTAAGCTTTCTAACTGCTGATACTGTTGATCTGTTCATAACGAATGTTCCATTTTTAGAATATTCAGTTTTAACATTGTGTGCCGCACTGATAAGAGAATCGCCATCTAAAGCCGCACCACCTTTTGCAACATTATTAACATTTGCATTAGATAGTATTCCTTGTGGTTTTCCTACAGAGTTACCAGATACAAACGCATTACCTTCTGCTTTTGCAAATTGATCTACAAATTCAGAGTTCATTTCTGCTTCAAGATTGAAAACTGAATCTTCAAGTTCTTGTTCAGAAATATCAACAAGTGCATATAACTCATGCGCTGGAATTTCTTCCAAACCAACAGCATATCCAGTTGTTTCAGCTCTAGCACCCTCTTCGGCTACCCATTGTGCCGCAAATTGACCAGTTCTTTTTGGAACTTGAATACTTCTATTAGTTGTTGATCTTACTCTTGCAATTGATCTAATAGGCGAAAACTCAGTTACACCTTTGATTATTTCTCTCACATATTCAGGTGGAGCTAAATAACCAGCAGTATTATCATTAGAGACAGTTAATACTTTAACTTCCTCTGGAGATAAAGAGTCTTTACCTTTTCTTAACCATTTATCAAAAACTTTAGTTTGCATAGATTCTACTGGAGAACCTTTTCCAAACTCTGGTCTTGATACGATAGTTTCTAATCTATCTAGTTGAGCTTTAGCTTGATCGTTAGCTTTTTTCTGTGATACTTCCATGTCAGAAAATTTATCTAAATCTGCTTCAATTTTTGATAATTTTTCTTCTACGATTGGATCAGCAGAACCTTTGCTTTCAATCTCTTTGATTCTTTTATCGTTAGTTTCTTTAAAAGCCTCAAAAGTTTTTCCTAAAGTTTCAACTGCAGATTTTACTTCATTATTATCCATAATTGTTTCCTTTTGGTTTTATTGTTTAAGTTTATCAGCGACTTTGAGAATTAAGTCGGCTAATGTTTGTTTATCTTCAGCATCTCGCTGGTTTAAAGATTCAGATAATGCTTTTGCACCAATCTTTGCCTCTGTCCGAGAAAGTCCTCCTGCCTCACGCAAGATTTTTTCCCACTCTCGAATATTTTTAGCATTCCCTTTAACACTTTCTATCAATGCACTTTCGTTCATTGGAAAAGTTACTAAAGAAATTTCCATAAGATCAACTTCTTTAAGAGTTCTTATTCCTCTTTTGTTTTCGTTGTATCCTTGTTTTTCTGGGTCTGCTCTAAATCCAATTGACATACCATCTAATGCACCCATTTTTAAAAGTTCGTATGCTTCACGACCTTTTTGAGTACCCATAGCTAGTTGTCCTTTAACATATAAACCTTTATTATCTTCATACATATCTGTAAAGATTCCAATAGGTTCATCTGTTTTGTGTTGAAATAACATTTTTACTTTACTAGGTGGTCTGCTTACTAAAGATTTTGTAAACGCACCTTTTTGCATAATATCTTTTCCTTGATCTTCATTACCAAAAATAGAACCATAACCAGTAAACACTCCTTGTGCATCTGATTTAATTTCTGTTTCAAATGTTAAGTGTTTTAATTCTGTATCACATTGACAGCTTCCATCTCCATGACAAACACATACACTTTTCATTGGTTTCTTTTTTGGTTTTTTATGATATTTATCTTCTTCTTCTTCTGAATCATATCCTTTACTAATAGCTTCTTCATAAGCACTATGTGTACCACATGGCATATAAATTTTTTTACCATCTTTACTCATAGTGTGTGTTCCTACACAACCAATCTTTTTTGCTTTTGCTAAAGCTTCAACTATATTATCAAACTGATCTTCTTTTCTTGCTTCTTTTTCCATATCATCTTCTTCCATAGCACTTGTGTCTATGAATGCTTCTGATTGTGGTTTTTTAGGTTTAGCACTACTACTATCTCCACCATAATTTTTTTCTTTTGACGAGATAACATCTGTTAAAGATTTGATAGCTTCGCCCATTTTTTCTATATCGTTCATACAATATTTCTCCTTTTTATTATTTTCATATTGAGAGTTACACACAGCTAATCTTTGTCCTGTTGTACTAAACTCAGAAGTAGTTTTATCGTCTGCCATACATCTACTTATGAAGTCTTCTCGTTTTTCTTTTTCTCTTGGTTTTACTAATGGCATTTATTTAATGTTTAACTTTTTTTTAATTTTTTTTACAATTTCGTGTTTATGTGCAAAATGATATATTACTGCACCAATTATTATTCCTATATATATTTCCATTATGTTACTCCTATAAAGTCTGGTGTTGTATAAACTACAACACATCTACAGTTTATTGTTTCTTGTGGCGACCCAGTTGGGTCTGCAGGGTATTGTAATAAATCTCCCCCTACCTCAAAATCGTTTTCTAAATTAACCTTTTGTCCATCTGCTATTACATGGTTTAATCTAGTTCTTTCATCATTTACTGAAACCCATTCTTTAATAGTTCCAGATAAATTCATACTACTAGCAACCATCTCATTAGCAAATGAGGCAGTTCTATGTACTTCTGTACGAGCAATAGTTAATGCTCTTGACAAACCAAAAGCAACAATTGTATTTCTCAAAAGGTTACTTGTTTCTTGTACAGATAAGCCCTCGTCATAACCATTGGCGATGGCTTGTAAAATTTTTTTCCTTGTAGTTTCATTTATACCTGAAACTAAAGTTCCAACATTGTTTGCAATAAATAAATCTAACTCTACTTCAAAATCAGTATTTATATCTTTAACATTTACTTCTCTACCCAAAAAATAGTTTCTAAAAATATTAGCTATTCTTTTGTATTGAAACCTAAATATATTCTGTAGTCTATTATAATAATTTTGTAAAGTATAATCTATTGTAAGTTGTGAATCCATTATGTAATCTTTATAAATATCATTACCTAAATCAGTATAATATCTTTTAAGAGCAACTCTAAATTCATTTTCATAAGGTTTTCGTAGATTATTTTGTCTAATCCACTCTCTACGACCTATATCTTTAAAAATTCTTCTTTGTGATTCTCTATAAATCATTTTTTAAAACTATGTTGTATCGTTTTCTTTAATATAGCTGTCGCTGGATCAAATTTTAAATTATCAACAGAACAACCAGTTAAAATAATTAAAACTGTCAAATACTTCATTAGTGTAAAGTAGTATTTAGTGGTTTAATTAAATCTGTAAAATCTATACTTTTTGTTGCATATACATAACTTGCCATATGTACAGCATCTAATTCTTTTTTAAATGGACCAATATCTAAACAAAGTGTAAAACACATATTATCATCTTGATGTATTGATATGTTAGAATTTAATTTCATCATATCTAATGCGTCTAATAATCTTTTTTGTTTTTTGTTCATTTTGCTAAAGGGTGTCCACTTGGTAATAAATCTAAATCAAATTTACCACCTTTAAATCTTCCTGATCTAACTGCGTATAAAAAAGCATTTACTCTAGCATAAGCCCATTGTTCTTCACTTGTAACAGTTGGTCTAACACTTCCTGGATTTGTTCTGTAAGCACCTATACCTCTTTTAAAAACTGCACTTAACATACGAAGTGTAACTTTTTTACCAGCTTTATCTCCATGCTTTTCATTATGATCTTCTACTTTTTTTTGTAAACCTTTTTTAACTGCGGCAGTAACTTGTTTTTCTTCAATATCAATTTCGTAAAATTTATCTCTTTCTCTGTCTAATTGGTTTCTTACTTTTCTTGACCAACTAAAACCTGCATCGCCACCCCATAATGCCCAAGCTATTCTTCCTGCAGATGGATAGCCTTCTTCTCCTTGACTAAAACCTTGACCTTGTTTATCTACTTCATGACGACTAAAGAAACTAAACATTCTTCTAACTGTACTAGGGGATAAGCTAACTTTATTTATAATTTGATTTGCTCTAGTTGCACCAACTTGTGTGCCACCTCTACCAAATTCTTTTCTCCATTCTAAACCTTTTTTAGCTTCACTTACCATTGAATCAGTAGGTGTTGTATTTATGTCACTAATTGCTTTTACAAGTTCATCAGTATCATCATCTTGGTTTTCTACTTGCATAGCTTCTTCTTCTCTTTCATCTACTACTTCTGGTGGCTTAACATCTTCATCTGTTTGCTCTGCAAATGATAAAGGCATAAGATTACTTGGTACTAATAATTCGTCTGCGCCCTCTATAGAATCAAAACCTAGTTGATGTCTAGCTTCGTTTCTAGTTAGAATACCATTTTGTACTCCTCCTATAACAGATTCAAAAACTCTTTTCCTT